GCCTGAAACACATCTTTTTCAGTTGGCCCAGCGCCCGTCATGCTGTAGACGCTGTTGTCGTAATCAAATTGCGTGTATCCAGCAAGGCGTGCGGCATTAGCTGCATCTTGCTTGGTGTTGTAATCTCCCCCATCAAATACTAGTTGTTTGCGAATTAAAGAATCAATTTCTGCATCTGTTAATTTAAGTGTAGAACCACTTTCGTCTTTGAGTTGCGTAGGTTGATCAGTTGTTTTACCACCACGAACGCCCGCATCGGTTGCTGTGCCAGTGTCTAAGCCAGCAGTAACTTCGCCGGCTTGTGCAACGCCATCAGTGCCAAGTATGCTTTGCGCATCTTCCGCCGAAATGTCTGCCGTTAAGTTCCCGGCGTTACTTGCCAACGCATCTATGGCCCCAAAATCCGTGCCTGCTGCACTTTGGGCTGGAGCTACATCAAGAGCGCGGCTTGGGTCTTTGTATGCCTCTGCAATGGCTTTGACATCGGGGCTGAGTCCCACCGCTGTATCAATGTAACCAGCCGCTGCTTTTTTACCTTCTGCGAGAGCAGCATTCAAGGTGGCGTTGGTAACGTCTTTGCCAGTGAGCGCGGCTGTAATAGCCGCTGTAGCTAAATTTCTTGCCTCTTTTGGTATATTACCAATGCTGGGCATAGACTTAACCACGCCACTGATGGCCGTTGAAAGAGCCGAGCCAGCCAACGCATCAAGTGGGTTTTGCCCAGTTATTGCCGCATTTACTAAACTACTTGCACCGTTAGAAATTCCTGTTTTTACTATATCAGGTAGATTAACTTCTCCAAGCGCACTGTTTACAGCGCCAGATACAGCAGAACCCACATAAGATAAACCCGCAGATAGCACAGCCCCTTTTATGGCTTTGCCTACATCCCCGCCATTGGTGGCAGTCTGAATAATAATATTACCGGCAAGCGCCGCAGCTACAGGGTTGGTGATCCCCAGTGCAGTGCCAATAGTCAACCCGGGGGCGGCAAGAAACCCTGAGACGGTGAAGCCTGATGCGGCAGCGCCAGCGGTGGCAGACACAGTAGCGCCTGTTGCAGCCGCGCCCGCAGCACCGGCCGCACCCGCAGCAGCAGCACCAGCATTCAACAACCAAGGTATGCCGTAGTACGCAGCGGCGGCGACTAAAGCTACTTTGGCAACGTCTTCCAGTGAATCAACAAACTGCTCCCCCATAGTTGAGGGATTTTTGGGAATGTAGTAACCCGTCGTGTTACCAGTAGGATCAAATAATGACCCAAGCTCATCGTTATGTTTGACTGCAAAGCCAACAACTTTTGATGTGTCTTCTAACTCAACGTTGTCGTCTCGACCACCAAGTTTTGTTCCGTACCGTATGGCTACACTGCCAACAGGCACCCCAAGCGAGGCCGCAATAGTGGCCCGTGTAGTTTGCGGGTTTGGCTGTGCGGCAGCAGCAGGCGCAGGAGCGGGGGCGGCTGGGGTGCCGTAGTCATAGTCACCACCCTCACGGTAGGTATACCCCAAAGCTCTGCGACGGTGCTCCAAAATATTCATAAGTCGCCAAGCCAGTTCATGTTGTTTGCGTCGCCGGGTTGACCGCCGCCACCATGGCCTCGGCCCAATCAAACCAATTGTCGTACTGTTCCGTGCGGGGCGTGGCCTCGTTCGCAAAGACGTCAATCGCAATCAAGCCATTGCCCCACAGCCTCCAGTCCGTCTGGGCATCAGGGATCTGGAGGTTCTGGGCCCCGTACAGCTCGCACATGAGGCTTGCCCACGACTCAAAGGTGCTGTAGCGGGGGTCGTAGATCTGAGCCGGGTTAAGCGCCATATGGCCTCACGTCGCCGATCTCGGCACTGAGCAAGACTTTGCCAAGCTGGTAATCTCCCCCGGCCACGTCCGAGATGAACTTGAGCCGCAGTTCCCGGCGCTGCTCGCGCATGTCAATTTTACCGTTGTTGGGTCCAAAGACGTAAGGGTCGGACTCCTTGTCCTCGCCCTGAGCAAATGGGCGGCCGGTCACAATTACAGACATTTCGCCGGATTGGATGAAATCCGGTTCAATCCGATCAAGTCGGATCCAACGATTTGTGCCTTCGGTGGCTAACTGGGACGGGCCGCCAGACACCCAGCCAAGGTCATTGGTCTCAAACGAGCTGGGGATGGACAGCACGTTCTGGCCATCAACCTCGTCTGTGCCAATCTCGTGCTGGTACATAGCAATCAGGTCAGCCGGAGTTGAGAAGGTCAATGACACCGCAGCCGTGGCGGTGGCCGCCGCCGACATTTGAATGGCTTGGGCGTAAATGGCCGTGACCGGAATGGCAAACCCGGCCCCCGTGCCGCCCAAACTGGCCGCCGTGGCGCTCAGGACGTTGCCAACGACATAACTCGCTCCATTGGACGTAAGGGTCACGGTGGTCACTACCCCCCCGGCAACGACGATCGTGGCCTTAGCGCCCAATCCTGACCCTCCTGTGAGGGTGACGTTGGTGTAGGTTGCATTGACATAGCCAGACCCGGCCGTGATTGCCCCGAGCGTCTTGATGTTGCTGGTCGTGATGGCCACCACGGTCGTGTTTGCCGGGATGTTGGTGCCGGTGATAACTTGGCCAATTGCCACCAGCGTGTTGTAGGTGTCGCTGTAGAGGAAAACGCTGCCAGACACCTCGTTGAAAGTGTCTGTGAAGACGGTCTCGGCCTCGCTGGCGTGCCAGTCAGCAGCCACGGGGAAGGCAAACACTTGCGAGAAGTACCCGGCAGAGCGCTGGGCACCGCGAGCCTCGCCGGCGTCGTACCAGACGTTTTCGCGCACGTTGTAAATGACGGCGTCAGTGCATTCGGTTGCATCACCACGGGGGTAGAACCACCAGATCTCGCCGTAGCGCGGCACCTTTGTCACCCAAACTTTCTGACGCTGGTCATAGTTCAGGTTGTCAAAGAAGTAGTTCTGGTTCATGCTGTTGGGGATCTCCTTGACCACACCGTTGTACAGCAGGAAGCGGTCCACGCCGCACCAGTAGTAGACGCCGTCGTACTCGATGGCCGACTGGGAAGACAGGATGGAGGTCTGGCTGCTGATAATGTCGTAGCGCCAGTACTGAGCAGGCGTCCCCGTGCCGCCAATAAATGACACGCGGATTAGGCTGTCAAGGCTCCAGAACAGGCCAGAGGGCGCGTTTGAGCCGCCCCTGACAGGTAGCCCTTGGACAATCTTGCCGGAGGCCACGTTGACCGCATTGGCGTCGGCAGAGACCCAGTCGCTGGGGTTGCCGGCCGAACAGTTCTGAATCAGACCATTGTTGCCGTACACGAACAGGTACGGGTGCAGCGCAACAAGTCCGCCAGACACCTCGATGTTGTTGTCAAAAGTCAGCGTCACCGGGCCGCTTGCTGTTGCCGCAGCGGACAACACCACTTTTTGATAAGAGCCAAGCGTAAAAACAAACCCTGTTGTTACCGCAACAACTGTGGCTATTGCGCCTCCACCAGACGTTGCAGACAAGGTAAATGTTGTTGCGTAGTTGGTAGCAATAATGTAGTAAGTAGTGCCGGAAGACAGGCCAATATATTTTTGTATAGTAAACACCAAATTGTTGGTGCTGGTTACTATTGTTGTAATTGCTGATCCACCAGAGGTGGCAGACAAAGTAAATGTTGACGTGCCGTTGGTTGTAATAATAAAGTACGTTGTCCCGGTTGTAACTCCCGGGAATGGCGTTGTTATAAATGTCAATCCAGTAGTTGCGCCAAAGGTGTTTGTTATTGAAGATCCACCAGAAGTGGCGGCCAAAGAAAATGTTGTTGTGCCGTTGGTGGCGGAAATGTAATAAGTTGCTCCAGAAACAAGTCCTGTTCCATTTGGCCCAGAGAACGTCAAGCCAGCCAAGGTAACAATACTTGTTGCTATTGCCGCTCCATCTATTGAAGACGCCAATGTGAAGGTTGATGTGCCGTTGGTTGCAATAATGTAGTACGTGATACCTGCGGCAACGCCGCTTGACAATATTGCCGTAAACGTCAGCCCAGTGGTTGTGCCTGCTGTTGTTGTTAAGGCTGTGCCGCCCAACGCCGCCGACAACGTAAATGTTGATGTCCCATCAGTGGCAATAATAAAATAAGTCCTGTTGCCATTGACGCCAACTGCCGTGCCAGTAAGCGTGCCAGTTACAAAAACTGCCTGTCCTATGAACAGTCCCGTAGTAGCCGTGCAAGAGCATTGACCCGCAATCCCAGTAACAGTCACGCCAGCAATTGTTGATGGAGTTGGTGTACCGCCCACGGTAATTGGCTGGCCTATGTAGAGTCCAGTTGTTGCGGTGCAAGAAAAAGCGCCATTGACGCTGGTGACCGCCACACTTGCAAGGGTGTTTGTGCTTATTGTTCCAGAAACAACTACCGGCTGACCTACCGCAAGTCCGGTGGTTGCTGTGCAAGAAAAAGCACCGCTTGAGCTTGTGATTGCAACACTCGCCAAGGTGGTGTTGAGCAATGCCCCCGACACAACAACTGCTTGCCCGGTATACAAACCAGTGGTGGCAGTGCAAGAAAACGTGCCGCCCGTTCCAGTTACCGCAACCGTTGACAAAACTTCTGTTGGCAGAGATCCTGTAACGGTAACTGTTTGGTTGATGTAAAGGCCCGAGGTTGACGCACAGGAGAAGGTTCCGCTTGTTCCCGTCACTGCGACCGTGCTTAAATTGGGCGACTCAAGATTGCTTGAAACAACTGTCGTCCCAGACGGTATGTTCGTGCCGGTCACGGTCTGGCCAGCGCCAATCAAGGTGTTTGTTTCAGATATGGTGACAGATGTTGTGCTGTTTATGTAGGCGTTGGCATCGGTAAAAACACCTATTCTGGACATCGTTGAGCCGTTGATATCGCCAATCAGCACAGGCGTATCGTTGTCATTGCTGATTGACTCAAGGTTCAGCCCGGGGTGTGCCACGAGCGACTGAATGCCGTTTCCGCCAACGTCATAGAACCCGTCAAATTGCCACAGGTTCAGATCTGAAGCTGTAAAGTTGGACAACGTAAAATCAACAACCCCTGAGCCAACACCGTTGTTGTCTATGGTCAGGACTTGCAGGCCGTCGTTGTAACCGCTAAAAATTGAGGTGGTGGCGTTCTGAGGATTGACCCAGATCCCACGAGAGGGGCCTGTGAGCTGGCGCGAAATGACGCGGTAACCCAAGACCTTGCGGGGACGGCCGCGTTGAAAGCGCACCCACTCCCCGTCGCTGTAGACCAGCTTGTCAAATATCGTGCCGTCGCGCTGGATGCCCGGCTTTGCGTCAAGGGTAAAAACCTTGGTGGCCATCAGAAAAGCCCGCCCGCAACACCCCCAGTAAAGTTTCCGGTGCCCGGTATGTTCAGCCCAGTGGCGGTCAACCCAAACAGCTTGACGCCCAAGATTGCAATACCAAACTCACCGGATCCGGGACGATAAATGCCCGTGGACGTTTCTGTTGCAAAGTTCAGCGCTGGAGCGCCCACTGTGCCATCTATCAGTGAGGTGTTCACCGCACCAGCAGCAATCGTTGAGGCATTGAGCAAATTGATTGAGTCGCACAGCAGGATTACCTGTTGGCTGGCCGGAACGGTTGCCGTAGCCCCGCCACCGCTCGTGGTAAAGGTAATCTGATAGCCGGGCCCGCCACCATTGGTCTGGTTTGTAATGTAGTAAATCTGAACGGTTTGCGGCAGGACCACTGTCACGTTGGCCGATAAAGTTCCGGTGTACTTTTGGATTGTGTTGGCGGCCTCTGAGGCGCTCAGGGTGTAGCTGCCAGACACCACAGCCTTGGTAAGCTGGGTAAAGTTGAACTGAGTGCTACGGCCCAATCCCACAGTGAAGAAGGCAGAGCCGGAGCAGCAAAGCACGCAAGAGTCGGCCGGCTGCAAGGCAATTGTTGCTGCGCCGTTGATCAGATTACCACCAGATGGCGCAACGGTCAATGTGCCAGTGCCGCCGTTGCGGACCATCATGTACCAGTCATTGCCCAATGTAACGGCTGACGTTAGGGTCAGGGTGCCTGCGCCGCCGGTCCAGACATAGGTTGACGCACGGTCCGTGTTCAGCGCGGTGTAGTTGGACGCAAAAGTGTTGACCTCATTGGCCGAGTTCAGGGTGTTGGAGATGGCCTTGAGGCCAAATCCAGCAAGGGTGGCCGCATCCACGTTGGATGTACCCACGCCAAAGGCTATCAGGCCCCATGTGCCGGCCACAGTGGCGTTGTCGGTCAGGTAAATGTACTTGGCCTCGCCGGCCGCAATGGTGACGATTGCACCCCCGCTGTAGTCCTTGACCGCAAAACTGTAGGAGCCGACGTTGCGGAACAAGGCATCAATACCTACAGACGCCTGATTTGCAGGCGGCATGTCCAAGGTAAACGAGTCAAGCGTGAAGGTCAGTCCGGTCGTTGTGCCGGCTGTGGTGGCCACCGCCGTGCCGCCGGAGGTAGCTGACAGCGTGAAGGTGGTGGTGCCGTTGGTGAGAATGATGTAGTAGGTGTTGCCGGTAACGATGCCTGTTGCCGTGCCGGTTAGAGTCCCGGTGACAACAATAGCTTGGCCAACGAACAGGCTGGGGGTGGCGGTGCAAGAGCACTGCCCGCCCGTGCCTGTAACGAGGACGCCAGCCAGCGCCAAGCCGCTTGAGAGCGACGTGACATCCATGATCCGCGCAGCGGCGTTGTCCGTGACGCTGCCATTGATTGGCCACGTAAGCGTCGAGTCGGCGGAAAGCGTAACGTCTCTGTAGGAAACGTCAGTTGGCTGAATAACTTGGCCCGTGAAGGGCGAATTAAAACTCATTATGAATCCCTCACAATCGCCTGACGATCGGCGGCACGAATGACGTTTTCCGTCTTCAGGACTTCAATGATTTTGTCGTAATTGCTCTGCCACATGGGCATCCGTTCGTCATTCTTGAGGAACGGCATGGCTTGCAGCAAAGTGCCGTACAGCATTGCCTGCGGGGCGTACTCGGTAAACCAGCTCGATTGGTTTGATGAGTCCAAGGGCTGCAAGCGCTCGTAATACAGCACCTCGTAGGAGTAGGCCAGTGTGGGGGTAGGACCCACCAGCCAGTGCGTGTAGTCGTAGTCGCAAAAAAATAACGGCACGTCCGTGCTGGCCGCCTCTGGCCAATACTCGCGGATGTACTCGTAGGTACGAAGCAGAACAGGCTGGCGTTTGCCTGCCACGGTAACGTTCATTGAAACCGTCTTGCGCCAGCGTGCAGGCTTGGGGATGACGTTGTCAGAGGCCACCATGGTGCTTGTGGCCACAGTCAGGTTGCCAAGGAATTTAATCTCAGACGCAATGATCTGCTCTGCAAGCATGATGAACTGCGGAATTTTGTCTAGCGTCTGCTGGTCTGTGCGCTCCAGATAGGTTTGGATGTCGTTGACCAAACTGTCATACGTCATTACGGCGGCGACCGTCATTTTATTCTCCGTTATCCGACGTTGCGTTCAAAGTGCGGGCAATCAACCAGCGACTTAAATGACCCGCCCCAACGATTTTTGGGGTGCAAAGACTCCCAGTAAGCGCCCAGCGGAGCAATGATGCCCTTGTCCCAGATTATCCGCCCATCCTTGAAGAAGTTCAAGTCGATGGCACACCTTTTGAGGTGGATGGAGTTCATGGTTTTGGACCGGCCGGCCTTGACATGAAGGGCTTGCTGCTCTGGCGTCCGGGCCAATTCACCACCCGTCACCATAAACCCCTGCTCAGTGGCGTGCTGGATCAGCCTGCACATATCCAACAGAAAAGCGGCCTGCTCTTGCGACAGACTCATTTTCGGCTCCTCATGTCGGCCAGCTTCTCAATTGTCCGTCCGCCAAAATAGGCACCCATGATCAGCATTCCCCACTGGCCAAGCAGTTCAACGTAGGACTCGTTAGCGTTTAACCCGAATGCGGACATCATGGCAAAGATGAAATACCCCACGAAGATGGCTACAAGGCTCATAGGTCGAATATTCTTGGACAGCCAAGAGTCACTACCCATGTCCGCCTTCCAGCGGTCTGAGACGTTGTTATCCTCGTTTTGAGCGGCCAGAGCAAACACCTTGAGTTCTTCCAACTCGGCTTGGGCTTTCATAATCCCAAGTTCAATCAGCCGCTCCTCGTGGTCGTACTGAAGCTGGCGTAGTTTAGAGACCTCTTCCGGGCTAGGGTTGTCTGAGATTTTGACGCCCAGAGCGTTCTCAACAACTTCTTTGCCTTTTGCTTGAAGCGCAGATGACAAAAGGCCCAGACCGTTCTGAGCCAAAGTACCAAGGAGGGAAGCAACAATTGGGATCATGGTCACCCTTTAAGGTCAAAACTTAAATTGGCATGGCGAGGGTACTGCACCACTCGCTCACCCTCCGGGCATTTGTACTTGATCGTTGCCAACAATGTGGCTGTGCCCGGTGCAATCTTTTCTTTTCTCACCATCGTGAGTTGGTATGTAAACGTGTCAATCTGTGGCCCTGCTGGGCCGCTGAACTTGCTTGCCGTTGTGGTTGCCTCATGCACCATGCCAGCGGCATCACGGATGCTGGGAGTAAAACTCTCCACTGAGCAATCATCCCGCTTTTTGATCCGGGCTACTGTCACATTGATAGGCTGTCCTGCCGCTGCCACAATTTTGAAATGTTCTGGTGACCACTCAAGGATGGCTCGGTCAAACCAGCCGAATTTGTCTACAAGCGTGTAACCACCGCCAATGGCTGCAATGCTGGCTGCGACTGCTCCAATGGCTTTGGTTAGGTCAATCATTACAACCCTAGTGCTTTTTTCACAAATTCCCCAGCGACGCCCGGCCCAAACAACACTGCGGCAATCACAACGTACAGCAGGTACTCAAT